AGAAGAGAAGTATGATAGAATTAGAGCCTAGACAAATGACGGAAGATGTTCGTGATTTTCTAGGCAAATTCAATTTATTATAAAATAACAAGGAGAAAGATGAATTCATTTAAGAAAATTGCCTTAAGTCTTGCTGCAGCGATGACTTTTGGCGCTATGTCAGCACTTCCGACAAGTGCTGCTGTAATTGCTCCAACCCTTACGATTGACTCTGCTACAGATGCAATCACTGCGGGTGAGACTGCAACAGCAGTAGTAACATTGTCATTTATTTCAGAAACAGCAGCAGATACAGCAACTGTATTGTCTGCTATTTTTGCACAGCCTTCAGGCTCAAACAAGTCAGCAACGCTTTCATTGCTTGAAACAACAACTTCTACAGTTGCAATTGCAGCAGGAAGCCTTTCAGCAGATGTTAACTCAACAGTTGGAACACCAGGATATGTAACTGCAAAGTTTACAGTTTCATTGGTTGCACCAACAGTTGCGGGTACATATGAAGCACGCATTCTAACAACTCGTCCAGCAACAGGTCCATCAGTTTCATGGACAGTAACAGTTAAGGCAGCAGATATTACTCCATCTGCAGCAACAACAACTTCAATCCTTAATGCAGGAGAAGTTACAACTGCAACAGCAGATGCATCAGTATTTGCACCAAAGGCTACATCAACAGATGCAGCAGCAGTCATCGTTGTTACACCTAAGAATGCAGCAGGCGGAGCAGCAACAGAATCAATTCTTGCAACAGTTTCAGGAACAGGTTTGATTGGTTATGGCACAAACGCTACAACTATCTCTGCTCTTGGTCGTGCACTTGTTATTCCTACAGGAAATCACATTGGTGTATTTGCTGACGGTACAGCAGGAGTTGGAACAATTACTCTTACAACACTTACAGGTACAGTACTTGCAACAGAGCAGGTAACATTCTATGGAGATATCGCAACAATCGTTGCTACTCCAGTTAAGTCTGTTATTGCAGTTGGTGCAAATACAACTACTGTAAAGGCAGTTGCAAAGGATGCTTCTGGCGTAACAGTTGGAGCAGGAACACTATTTGCTAACTCATCTGATGTAACAACAGTATCTGATTCAGGTACAGCAGCAACAATTGTAAACGGGGAAGCCCTCTTTACAATCACTGGTGTTAAGGCTGGTGGCGCTGCAGTTACAATTAGAAATGCAACAGGCACAATCGTATCTGCTCCAGTTTCTACTCGTGTAGAAGCAGCAGTAGCAACAGTCAAGTTATCATTTGATAAGGCTACATACCTTCCAGGTGAAGCAGCAACTATCAAGGTACAGGTTCTTGATGCAGCAGGTCTTCCAGTATCTGGAAAGACACACGCTAACCTATTTGCAGTAGGTGGAATCACTTCTACTTACGCATTCGGTTCAGGATCAGATGTTCTTACAGCAACATCAATTACAACTGATACAGAAACAGTAAAGTCATATAAGGTGTTTATGCCTTTGACAGAAAACACTGTAACAATTACTGCAACTGGTGGAACTTCACTTCCAACAGCAGGTCAGGTAGCCGTTACAGCATCAGCAGTTGTCTCAAATGAAGCAGCAAAGGCTGCTACAAAGGCTTCTGAAGATGCAGCAAAGGCTGCTAATGCAGCAACAGAGGCTGCTCTTGCTGCTGCTAAGGCAGCAGACGATGCAACCGCTGCAGCAACCGCTGCTTCAGATGCAGTTGCTAAGTTGTCTGCAGATGTATCAGCAATGATCACTTCACTTAAGAAGCAGATTACTTCACTTACCGCTTTGGTCGTAAAGATTCAAAAGAAGGTTCGTGCATAAATAATCCAACAATTAGGGGAGTCAGGAAACTGGCTCCCTTTTTTGTATCTATAAAATGATATAATAGGGCTATTAAACATAGCAAAGGATGTGGCCCTCTATTAAAAATCTCCTACTAAAGAGTGGGGTAGTTGCTTTTTTGGTGGGTATTTGGCTAATCTTTAGTCCTGCAGATATTGCTCATGCAGAAAATGAGGTAACATCTCAGGTATCTAATTCAGATACATCAACAGTTGTTATTAACGCTGGCTCTACAGTAACAATTGAAAGCGCAACAGTCATTATAGAGGCAGCACAGACTGCAATAACTCAGGCTGAAACTGCCACGGCAGTCATAGAAACCCAAGCAACAGCCATTACAAGCCCTACAGAGACTATTACAGCCACTATCACACAGGCTCAGGACTCTATCACACAGGCTCAAACAGTAGTAGATAGTGCTACTGTGGCTGTCAATAATGTTACATCTGCTCAGAATTCCCTGGCTCAAGCGGTAGAAACTCAGACAGCCACGGCACAGGTAGTAGCCACAGAATCAGCAACAGTTCTATCTTTGACAGATAGCATGACAGTTCTTAATACTCAGATTGATAGCCAGACAGCAACAGTTAATTTTGATAGTGCTACAGTGCTTGCTCGTCAAGAAGATGTAACATTAGTTCAAAACCAGATTAGACTAGAGAACGCTGGAAATCCACAGACTACAGATCTTCCAAAAGATGATGACTGGGCTTTTAGAATGGAACTTCCTTATGCCCTTAGACATGGAGATCAAACATATACAGATGTATATGTAGCAACAAATGGTTTGATATCTTTTGGTACACCTCAAGGTTGGGGTGGAAATGCTCCAGCAGTTTATATTAATTTTCGTGACTGGTGGAATGTTGACTCAGATACATATGTTAGATATTCAACAACCATAAACAGCCTTTTAGTTGAATGGAGTGTTGTTCCATATGCAACAAGATCATGGAATACTTCAAAGACATATATGACATTTGATGCTGATGTAAACCCATTAGATGGTTCTTGGAAGGCAGATGTTTCTTCTGTTGGTATGAATGGTAATAATTATAATAATCCAGTACAGGTAGTTGAGTATGTGAATAATCAACTTCAAAGCATACCAATACCGCTAAACACTGGAACAGACTCTACTAATTTTACAGCACATATTAATAGAACTGGATATACACCTTATACTCCTGCACCAGCAAACACAAATCTTGCAGAGGCTTTAACAACTGCACAGGCCAATCTATCTGAAGCACAAATACAATTAACTGCAGCACAAGCGGTTCTGTCTGGTTTGCAATCGGATAAGAATGCATTGCAATCAGAAATAAATGCAGCACAGCAGGCATTGCAAAATGCTCAGGCTAATTTAAATACAGCCAACCAGCAAGTAGTTTACTGGCAAGGCCAAGTTCAAACAGCAAAGTCTCAACTGGACTCAGCAATTATGCTTGTAACACAATCAATTGAAGCAATGGGATCATCAGTTTCTGCAGCAAACTCTTTAGTTGATGCAACACTTGCTGCAGAAGAATCAGTTAGACAAGCAGCAGCCAGAGCAGAGGCAGAAAGACAAGCATCCGAAGCAGCAGCAAGTGCTAGAGCAGCAGAAGAATCAGCATCACAAGCACAAGCAGCAGCAGAGGCTGCACAAGCAGCAGCAGAGAAGGCAGAGGCTGATAGAGTAGCAGCAGAAGAGGCTGCAGCCCAGGCTGAGGCTGAAGCACAACAGGCAGAGGCAGACAGAATTGCTGCAGAAGAAGCAGCAGCACAAGCCCAAGCAGAGGCTGAAAAGGCTGAAGCAGAGGCACAATCAAAGGCTGAAGAAGAAGCAAAAGCAGAGGCTGAAAGACTAGAAGCAGAAGCAGAAGCAGCACGACAGGCTGAAGAAAATGCAAAGGCAGAAGCAGAGGCTGCAGAAGCAGAGGCTGAGGCTGCCAGACAAGCAGAAGAAGATGCTAAAGCAGAGGCCGAAGCAAAGGAAAAAGAATTAGAAGAAGCAAAGGCTGAAGAAGAAGCAGCACAAGAAAAAGAAGAAGAATTGAAAGAAATACTTGAAGATGCAAAAGATGGTAAAAAATTAACTGAAGAACAAAAAGAGGTAGTTGTTGAAGCCCTACTTGAAGACCTTAAGCCTGGAGAGGCTGTAACAGCAGCAGCAGTAATTGAATCTGGTGTTTCATATGCAGATCTTCCACCAGAAACACCAGTTGAACTTCGTACTGATGAAAGTGGAAATGTTCTTGTAATTACTGCTGAAGTTGCAGCAAACATTGAATTAGTTCAGGACCCAGGTGCTTTGCTTGCAGCAGCCCTCACAGATCCAGGAGCAGCATTAGCAGCACTTGGCAGTATTGGTGCTGACATGACAGAAGCAGAAAGAGAAGAAGCCACAGAGATGGTTGTGGCAACAGTTGTAGCAGCAGGAGCAGCGATTAATGCAGCAGCAGTAGCAGCAGGTGGAGCAACGGGTGGAAGTACGGGTGGTGGAGGAAGTTCTGGTGGAGGCTCAGGCGCTAATTCACCAGGTTCAAGAGGAGGAAGAAAATGGTAAGAATAATCAAAAACATATTAAAGGATCTAATAGATCAGGCATGGACTCTTCTTGGAATGTTTATCGCCTGGGTTGTATTAGATGGCAGTGCAAAGACTATCGTAGGCTATGGAATCATAGGAACACTTGGTCTTTGGATTATAACTAGTCCTATTAGAAATAGAGAGGAGTAAATATGAACAGTATCACAAATATTTGGAATATTCTTATGCGTATTGTTGCGGTATTTGCAGCAAATGCACTAGCAGTAATTGGTGCGGGTGCAATTGCAGGTATCTCAGTAGCAAAGGCTATGACAGTTGCTGGACTCAGTGCAGTCGCAGTTGTAGTTGAAAAGTTGGCTCGTGCATTTATGGATGACGGCAAACTTACAAGAGATGAGATCAACGCAGCATTCTCTACTACAGATAAAAATGCAGTAACAGTGCAGGATGCAGCAGTAGAAACACGCAGAAAAAGATCAAAGACAGCATAATTAAACATATTTGACTATGTTTGACAGCCCCTTTTAGGCAATGGTATACTTGAATATATCTGTTTGGGAGGGGCTTTTGCATGACTTGTATTGCTGTAGTAAAGCATGATGACAAGATCTACATGGCTGGTGATAGAGGTGCATCTGATGATGGCACTATTCTAGCACTTGATGCTCCCAAAGTTTGGAAGATTGGTCCCTATCTAATTGGATATGCTGGGGCAATGGATGGAGAAAGAATCCGATATAACTTTAAACCAACTGCACCAAACATCAAAGATACAGATAAATTTATGCAAACCAGATTTGTTAAAGAACTAAAAGAATTTTATAATGAGTTCTGGGTAGACACATCTAAAGATGGAGATCTTGGTTTAATTATTGCAGTTCGTGGAGAAATTTACGAACACAGTTCTGCAGATATGTCATTATCTAAATACACATTGCCATACCTTGCTATGGGATCAGGTGCAGAGTATGCATATGGAGTTCTTTATGCTACAGATAAACAAAAGAATGCAAGAAACCGTGTAGTATCTGCGGTATCTGCAGCAATTAAATTTAGCCCATCATGCATGGGCCCAGTTGACGTAGTAAGCATTTAAAGGTATACTTATAATATGATAAACGAAGAAAACCATTTAGAGTTTCGTATATGGTTAGAAAATGGTATTGAGCGGGGATGGGTAACTGAACCGTTCTGTAATACTCATGAGGTAGATCCTTATATGAGTGAAGAAGAAGAAGAAGAGTGGGACCAAGGTGGCGACCCATGTCAAGTAGTAATTAAAGTATTGGAGTAAAAATGAAAATTAAGTCAGTATTGGGTGCGATAGCACTTGTTGCAACATCAATGTTTGTTTCTGTAACACCAGTTCAGGCTGGAGAGTGTTCTGCAGCAGACCCATGTCATACCTATGCAATGGTAAATGATGCGGGAGTTGTAACTAATATAATTGTTTGTCAGCCATCTGTTTGTGGTAGTGGAGTCTGGGCTGGTTCACGGGTAGTTTTGCAGGTTGTTGCTAATCCTGAAACACACAAAAATCAAGGTGGTGTTTTTGGCGGAGTAGATAACAAGGACAAAACTGTAACAGAGTCAAATGGAACATTTACAATCACTAATAACAATCCAGTTGTAAAGAAAGAAGTAGTCAAAGAAACACCTAGTTCTGGTGTACAACTAGAAGCGTCTATTGGTGCTGGAACACAGCAATCATTTACTGTTGCGGACACTTCACATACACCAGGGGTAATTACATTTAAAGATGAGCCAATTAAGCAAAATATTTCTGCAACTTTGACGGCATCTGAGGTAAATATTGAAACTTCTACAGTTACTGTAAATAATTCTAATATTCAGGAGACAGTAGTTATAGAAAATGTAGTTCCAATTGTAACAGAATCAATTACTTTTACTGAACGAAAGACTGAATTGCAAATGATGGAAGCATTTGACGACTCAGACTTTAGAATTCTTAAAAGAAATATTGGTTGGTTCAAGTCACGTTTAGCAGGTTGGCTGCTTTAAAAGGTTTTGGTCTGTAACTCAGTTGGTAGAGTGGCGAACTGTTAATTCGCAAGTCGCAGGATCGAGGCCTGCCAGACCAGCACTGGAGATATTGCATAGTGGTAGTGCGTAACCTTGCCAAGGTTAATGTGCGAGTTCGATTCTCGCTATCTCCTCAAAAATTTGGTATAATAGATTTGTACTGCCTTCGGGGGTACATTAACTTATTCGCTTGAAAGGGGAATAAAATGGTAACACAGTTTAGTCTGGATCTTTTTAAGGATCCATTTTTTATTGGCTTCGACAACGATTTGAAGCGTTTATATAATCTACACAATACTGCAAACAAGCAGTCATACCCACCTTACGATATCCTAAAACTAGATGAGGATACATATAAAATCTCATTAGCAGTAGCAGGATTCTCTAAAGATAATATTGATGTTTCCGTAGATAATGGAACACTTATTGTTAAAGGTGAAATCGTAGAAGTAACAGATGCCGAAGTGGTTCATAAGGGTATTGCTGGTCGTAAGTTCACACGATCATTTGCTCTTGGTGAATATATGGAGGTAACTGGGGCAGACCTAAAGGATGGAATGCTACATATTAATGTAGAGCGCATTGTTCCTGAAGAAAAAAAGCCTAAGTTGATTAAAATCAAATAAATTTCAAGGCGCTACCTTGGACAACCTGAGTAAGTTGTAAAACTGCTCATTCTTTGCTATAATGGATGTAACAAACTTTAGGAGGGTTTATGGCTATCAAAGGCTCATTAGAAGCAATTATTGAAGTTGCTAAGAAAGAAGTTGGAACTATCGAGGGTCCAAAAGACAACGAAACAAAGTATGGCAAGTGGACAGGTGCAAACTTTCAGCCATGGTGTCAGTCATTTGTTTCTTGGACTGCATTTACATCTGGATTAGATCCAAAGAAGTATCCAAAGTCTGCATCTACAGTTGCAGCAGCAGATTGGTTTAAAAAGAATAATCGTTGGGCAGATGCTCGTAATGATGATCCAACTCCAGGAGACTGGATTTATTTTGATTTCCCAGATGATGGCGTAAATCGTATTTCACATGTTGGTCTTTGCATTAAGAACAATGGCGATGGAACAATTCAAGTTATTGAAGGAAACACTTCAGGAACTGCAAAGGGAGATCAACGCAATGGTGGAATGTGTGTAGAGAAGACTCGTGCTTATGTAAAGAATAAAAAAGGACTTCTTAACGCAGTTGTTGGTTGGGGTCGTCCAGTTTACGCAGGAGAAGAAAATGCTCCTCTATTATCAAAGGGTGGTGTTGTATCAGAGTCAACACCAGCAGCAAAGCCAGTAGCAAAAAAGTCTGCAGCATTTAAGCCACTTAAGAATGGATCTAAGGGTCAAGCAGTAAAAAATGTTCAAACATTACTTGGTCTAAAATCAGATGGAGCATTTGGTCCAGGCACTGAAAAGGCTGTCAAGTTATTTCAATCAGCAAATAAACTACCTATTACTGGCATTGTAGATGCAACTACACTAAAGGCTTTAAAGAGCAAGTAATGCCTATATACGATTACAAATGCACACAGTGCTCATCTACTATTGAATATAAAAGAGATTTTGGTGATAGTACTGAGCCTGTGTGCTGTAATGAAAGTATGCAGCGACAATGGCAATCCCCTGGTGTTTTGTTTAATGGTACGGGATTTTATTCTACAGACAATAGAAAGCGGTAGTATACTATGAACACGATGATTGAACAAGAAGAGCAAGTATGGCTTTTAGATGCAACAGATCGTTGTGACTCATGTGCAGCACAAGCATATGTAAAAGTGATTGGCAATACAGGAGAACTATTGTTTTGCAGTCATCATTATAACAAGATAGTAGATAATGCTGTTGGTTATAACAAAATGATGAAGTTTATGGTTGAGGTTATTGATGAAAGAAAGAGACTGACAAATGGGGAATAACAAGCATCCTTTTAATACTACCCAAATTAAAAACGGTAGAATTGTAAAGTTAAGAAAAGACGGCAGAATTAAGGCTGATCTAGGTCCATATTATGTTAATCATAATAAGCCAGCAATTAAAAAGGCTGGTAACTAAATATGTATGAGTATTATGTTCGTAAGGTAGAGAATATTGTTGATGGTGATACTATCGATGTTCTTATTGATTTAGGGTTTGATATCCTATTTGCATCCCGTGTAAGATTGGCTGGTATTGATACCCCTGAATCTCGCACAAAAGATCTTGCTGAGAAAGCGCTTGGTCTTGAATCAAAAGAGTATTTAAAAAAATATCTTAAGGATGCCAAGTCTGTAATTATTAAAACTGAAAAGATGGACTCATCTGAAAAGTATGGTCGTATCCTTGGCTGGGTTTATATTAATGGTGATACTGAATCACTCAATGATAAAATGATTAATGATGGATATGCTTGGGGATACCTAGGAGATACTAAGGTCAAAGATTTTGAGGCACTCAAAAAGGCTAGAGCAAAGTCTGGCAAGTAATGCGACATATACTTTACTTCACAGCAGAGTGGTGCAATCCTTGTAAACGTACCAAACCTATTGCTGAAGAACTTGATAGGGACAATGTTATTAAGTTTCAGTTTATAGATGCTGATGACAATGGAGACCTTTGTAGAAAGTTTGAGATAAAGACTATACCTACTTTTATTTTAATTGAAGACAACAAAGAGATTAAAAGAATGAATGGCGCAAAAACCAGGGAACAGATAGAAGAGTTTATCAAGTATGAGCAATGAAGACAATCTAATTGATAACTTAATTTTATCTGGGGCTTTAGAGGTGGCTGGCGTTGATGATAAAAATGGAGAATTTTTATATGCAGTTACTCCTAAGATGAAAGAAGTAATGCCAGACCTATACAATGAACATATAAACCATGTTAACTCAGAAATTATGAAGTTGTGGGAAAAGGGGTTTGTCAATATTGACTTTGATAGTGATGAGCCAGTAGTCAAATTGTCCCCCAAGGCACATGATTTAAAACAAATAGCAACCCTAAATAGGCATGAGCAGTGGTCTCTAGAAGAGATCAAGCGCCTACTAATAAGGTAAATTCTGCTATAATGAGTATCTAGACTTAGGAGGCATCATGCCATATAAAGTAGGCGCAAAAGGCTCATACGGTTGCTCTGGCTACCCTGCAGTAAAAGATGATGGAGAAGTTATGGGATGCCACACAACAAGAACAGAAGCGGCAGCACAAATTTATGCTATTAATCGCAGTGAAGGAAACATAGGAAAAAGTGTAACCCCAATTAAAGAAGGGGATTTTGTTATGGGCATGACCACTGAAGGAATGGTTCATGGCATGGTAGAACACATTATGATTGAAGGTGGAACATATGGAGTTCCTGGAACAGAGTATGCAATTGAATCAATGCCACCAGAGAATCCAGCAATGGCTGTTAGAATTTATAAAGAAGAAGATGGTGAATGGGAACCAACTGCTTATAGTATTGGCATGATGTATAAGGATGCCGAAATAATTGATATAGATAATCATTCTATGGAAAACGAAGAAGACGACAATGAAGAGGGATCAAATATGGACTCATATGATAATTACATTGGCAAAGCAAAGAAGCCAAATTACAGAGAAATGATTCAGCCACGTAGAGGTGGATCAACACCAGCCAATCCAAAGTTGTATGCAAGAGTAGTGCAAGCAGCAAAAGATAAGTTTGATGTATATCCATCTGCTGTTGCAAACTCATGGGTAGTTCAAGAATATAAGCGCCGTGGTGGAACATATAAGTCTGACTCTGTGCCAACAACAAAAAGTATTTGGGATGGATTTTTTGATCCAAAGGGATTTATGAAGTAATGGCCGACACATATACACCCACATCTGGCATGAAGGCTGCTGCACGTCGTGCACTTAAGTGGAAAGAAGAAGGAAAAGCAACTGGTGCTGGAACTCCTGTAGGTTGGGGAAGAGCAACAGATATTGTTAACGGATCTGCAATGTCTCTTGATACTGTTAAAAGAATGTTTTCTTTTTTTTCCCGTCATGAAGTAGATAAAAAAGGTAAAGATTTTTATAACACAAGCAATCCATCTAATGGAAGAATTATGTGGGATGCTTGGGGTGGTGACGCAGGATTTACCTGGAGCCGTTCAATAGTTGAAAGAGAAAAGAATAAAGCAGAAAAGGCGTGGATAGGAAGCGCATTTAGTTTTAGAAAGTTGTAAAAAATGATATATGGCTTGATAGTGGGCTTGACATTCATATTCTCATGGTTTATAATTAGAGTAGTAACTAAAAAGAGGTATAAAAAATTTAATAGAGTATTATATAGGCAAAGTGACATGCACAATATAATGAAAAGGTTTTTCTCAATTCAGTTACAACTTGATGAAAAAGCACCTACACAATTACAAAAACGTATAGATGCTAATAATCTCAAGGTACTAATGATAGAAGATGAAGCATATTGGGTGGTGGACAACATATTTTATGTTGCAAAAGCAGATGAAGGAATAGTTATTCCAGAGACTGCAAGACCAGTAAACACATCTAATATGTCTACAAAAGATATTAACAGATTGTTATTTATTTTAGATAACTTAAAGAATGGAAGCAGTAATGATAGTGGCGGTACAAGGAACAAATGATTTTAGTGACTACAACGTATTCCTAAGAGCAATGAGTGTTGCCCTATCTGGCATGAAGGATGATGACAAAGAGTTTGTCATTTATTCTGTTGGTCCCACAAGAATTAATTCTATGGTCTCAGAGTTTTCTAATCTTTCTGAAAGAGGGATGAAGGCTAGAGGTAAAAAAATTAAATTCTATAAGGCACCAGTATCCTGGATGGAAGAGAATATGCAGCATATGAACTATTTTGCATTTTTAAGTAATCCAAAACAAAGTCAATCTAAGTTGGTTGATCTTGCAGAAGCAAACAACATTGAAGTTGGTATCTTTAAATATTAAAAGGGGTAAAACGTGATAGTAAAAGAGTTAGAAGTTATGGAAAAGATTGTTAGCAAGAACCGTGACCTTATGTGGTCTGGCTGGGATGTTCTAGAACTCAAGAAAACTAATCTTGGCAGAACAGATGCTAACGGAATTAGAATTAAAAATAATTGGTTTATTAAGAAAACCTTTAGTCCTGACCGTAATGGGTGGGACATACCAAACAAGTATCAGGAGTAATGATGAGGCAGCATCTATGGAAAGATGATGCTCCATGCAAGGATCTAGATACAAATTTGTTTTTTGATTTTTATGAAGATAATGTTGATACTAGGCTTATGGTGGATGCATTATGTATAACATGCCCTTTAGCAAAAAAATGTTTTGCTGTTGGAGTATCTGGTAAGGAGTGGGGTGTTTGGGGTGGAGTTTACATTGAAAGTGGCCAGATATCAAGAGAATTCAATAATCACAAAACTAAGGCAGACTGGGCAGATACTTGGCAAACCTTAACAAATGAAAGAGGTAATTAAATGATTTATAACAAAGAAAAACCTGACTTTAAATTTTCATATTTAAAAGATTATGACATTTCTAGAATGAAAGAAATTGTTCAGGACTTAGAAAAAGAGTGGCTTCTTGATACTTCTCGTCAGGAACTTTTTGATGTTCATAAGTATACAGAGTCATACATTATAAACAAGGTTAATATTTTTGGATGGGAAGAGCATAATCCACTAAATCATATTAGTACAGCAGATACAACAGAACTTTCGAGTCTTGCTCTTGAAATTGCAAGAGATTTAGAAAAAGAACTTGATGGGACTATGGGGCAGGTTTTGTTTATTAAGTTAGAGGCTGGTAAAGCAATAGGTGAGCATGAAGATGATGGTAGTTATCTTTATCGTGCTGCAAGACACCACATACCAATTATAACTAATCCTGGAGTCAACTTCATAATTGATGGTGAAAGTAAGCATGTTCCAGAAGGAGAGTGTTGGGAAATCAACAACAACAAAATTCATGCTGTAGAAAATAATGGAAAAGAAGATCGCATACACCTTCTTATTGACATTGTTCCAAATAAATATATTAAGGCTATTTGATGATTATTCAAATTATAGGTCTTCCTGGTTCTGGCAAAACCAAACTAGCAAAGGCCCTTAAAGAGCGTATTAACGCCATACATCTTAATGCAGATGAAGTTCGTGCTACAGTAAACTCTGATTTAGGTTTTTCACCTGAAGACAGAATTGAGCAAGCCAGACGTATGGGTGAGATGGCTCGTCTTGTTGCAAAGCAAGGTGTAGCACCAGTGATTGTGGACTTTGTTTGTCCAACAGATCTAACCCGTGCAGCATTTGGTAATCCAGATGCGTTAATTTGGATGAACACAATTGATCAAGGTAGGTTTGAAGATACCAACAAGATGTGGGAAGATCCAGAGTATACTACCATTACATTTGTAAATCATTCAATGGATGCAAATGAAAAAGCAAGTCATGTTATAGATGCTATGGGTCTTCATGATTGGTCTGCACCAACAACTCTTATGCTGGGTAGATATCAGCCTTGGCATGAAGGTCACCATGCTCTATATAGAGAGGCTGGTAAGCGTACCGATCAAGTACTTCTCGGAGTTCGTAATACCTACAATACAAGTGAAAAAGATCCACTAAAGTTTGATGAGGTAAAGCAGTATATAGCCAAGGATGAATTCATGGATGGCGCATTAGTGTTAAGACTACCTAACATTACCAACATTGTTTATGGTCGTGATGTAGGCTACAAGATTGAGCAAGTAGATTTGGGGGCAACTATTCATGCTATTAGCGCTACTGAAAAACGTAAGCAACTGGGTATCTAAAGTATTCTTAGATAATAACTTTGCAGACAAAGAAGCAGAACTACATTTTGGAACTAAAGATGACAGTAACAAGGGCTAGATCATTTGCTAAGGCTTTAAGTTATCGTATATGGGGAACACTTTCTTCGTTTGTCGTTGCTTATATAATTACAAGAAGTGCTACAATATCAGGAGCAATTGCGTTTTGGGAAACGGTAGTTAAAATATTTATCTACTATGCACATGAACGTGGTTGGAACTATATACAGTGGGGTAGGAAGTAATGTATACTGATTCTATGCGTAGGGCCGTTCATTCAATTGTTCCGCCAAAGGGCTTTAGCGTTGATATTATTGACAATGATGCCTTTCTTACGATAAAATTAGATGAGAGGCGGTTTGCTAATTTGGTGCATGATGAAAAGATTGCAGCATTGCAGTATGCACTTCAATTAAAAAAGGCATTAGAGATGGAAGGGGCAATTGTGTTAGTAACTAGGGAGGCATTAAAATGAGCAATACTGTTATATTAACCTTATCAATAACCTTTGCTGTCTCATTTGCCATTGCATATATCAATGTTCTTAATCAATTAATTAAACTTAAAAGAGAAGTTACAAAGTTAGTATTTGATAACTTTGCACTAGAAAAAGTAGTTGAACTGTCTCGCCAAAATAGTGAGATGAGTGATCAAGAAGTTCATAAAGAAAATTTCTTAAAGTTTTTATCTGAGTCTCGTGACTGGGCATTTGCATATATTGAAGATGTTCAGTCTGGTATTGATAAGTTTGTATCTGATATTGAGCCAGAGATTAACTACTTTAAAGAATATGGGGATCTTGCTTCTATGTCCCCAAACTATTACTCAATGAAGAAGATTGCCGAAGCATATGAAGAACTTAAGACTTTGCTTCCTAAAGATGAGGAAGTAAAATGAAAGACATTATTTTATCAACACTAACAGGTTTTGGGTGCGGTGTCGTGTTTGCAGCATTCAAATTGCCAGTTCCAGCACCACCAGTTTTTGCGGGAGTCGCAGGAATTATTGGTCTATGGATTGGCTTTACATTATTAACACGAGTTATATCCTAGGAGGAATAAAATGAATACAGAACAACTAAAGGCACTACTAGCATCATATGGTCGCTCAGTGCTTGCATCAGGCCTAGCCCTATATATGGCGGGAGTTACAGATCCAAAGGATCTATGGACAGCACTAGTTGCTGCAATCGCTCCAGTAGCCATTAGAGCAATCAACCCTAACGACAAGGCATTTGGAGTACTTCCAGATGCTGCAACAGTTGATAAGGCTCTCAAGTCTGCTAAGAAGCCAGTTAAGAAGGCTGCAAAGAAGCCTGTTAAGAAGGCTGCTTCAAAGTAATAAACTTACTACAGATTAGCCAGTCTAGAGATAGGCTGGCTTTTTTGTTTGTAAAATATGGTAGAATATGAATATCTAATTTAGGAGAATTAATGGCCCTACAGATTTATCCAGAAGCAGTAGCATCAACTGTAAACGGTTTTGCTGCAACGGCAACTACAAAATATATTACATACGTATTAACAAGAAATATTTCTGCTGGTGTTTATACAGTTACCACTTCGCCACCAACAACAAATGCAACAGTTACATTTTACAATGGGTCTACTGCTGTTACCACGGCAGTTACTGCATCTGGTACAGTTCAAGTTAATTTATCTCAAGACTGCACAAGTTTGTGGATTAATTGCGATGCAGACTCAACAATTGTTTCATTTACGCAAACAGCAATAGGAGTTGTAGTAAGTGGATTAAGCGGAACGCTTGATACAATAACATCAACATCTACATATAACCAAACTGGACGACTATACGTTCTTGCTGTGGGTGGTGGAGCAGGTGGTGGTGACGGTTTTGCTAGCAACACTCCAGGCGGAGGAGGTGGAGCAGGCGCTATTGCTTCTTATCTTGGAACAGTAAATACATCAACAAGTATAACAATTGGAACTGGGGGAACAAGGGGAAATCCTGGTAATACTGGAGGTACAACTTCGTTTGGTAATCTAGCAGTTGCTGGTGGTGGTACTGGTTCAACTGGTGTTAATTCTAACACTAACAGCAGTACTGGTGGAAGTACGGGTAACGTTAGGACTGGTGGAAACTCTCAAGTAGGAGACCCATCAAACACAGGAACACCTGGTCTTGAAGTAATTAATATTCATCAATCTGTAAAAGCAGGAACCAATGGTGGTGGAGGTGGTGGTTCCTTTACTGGAAACAACAACTCAAACGGTATTGGAAGTTCTGGTGGTGGTTCTGGCATTGGTACTGGTGGTAAAGGTGCTGACTCTGGTCCTGCTGCTAGCAACGCTCCTGGAGGAGATGGAACAGGCTACGGCGCAGGCGGTGGTGGTGGAAGACAATGGAGCCTTGCTACCAATCCTAACAAAGCAACCTTAGGTGGCAATGGTTCTCCAGGTGTAGTTTATGTTTTGAGGGGATTTTAAATGAGTATTAATGTATTTCCAGTAGC